GAGATAAGCGGAATACGTATTGATATGGCGCGCAGTGCAATATTATGAATCATCTCATCTACACTGCTGCATAAGTCGTGCACAATAGATACGTCATATTTTTCAGCGGCCTTAGAGATAGCAGTATGCGTCACACAATTTTGCGTCATCATACCCGCAATCCAAAGCGTATCGACATCGAGTTCACAGAGCACCTGTTCAAGATTGGTTTTATAAAAACTATCTGCGCAGTTTTTTATAACAACAGGTGCATCAGGCGCTGCCGCTAAAATTCGCGGGTGGATATCGGCCCCTTTCGTGCCCTGATTAAAAAAAGGCGCCAAACCTAATTTACTCTCAACAATATGTTGGATAAGAATAATAGGCACACCGGCTTGCTGCGCTTTGTTCACTGCTTTTTCAGTTGCAGTTAAAAGCAGCTCGGTATTCCATAATGGGTATTTACCCTCGGGAAAATAATCGTTTTGTAGATCTATCAGTAGTAATGCGGGTTTAGACATTATTTTTTCTCCGTTATAATTGACAGAGACAATTATCAAGTAAATAACAGAGACTAAATAGCCCCCGCAAAGACAGATAACGCTCATATCGGGCCATATTGTTATTGCACAAGAGAAGTGATAATTAATGAAAAAAATACAGGTTGCGGTGCTTGCTTTTGATGGTATAAGTCCTTTTCACCTGTCCGTTCCCTGCGTTGTTTTTGCGGATGCTTTTGCCGGTAAATACAACCCTTTTGAGGTAAAAGTGTGCGCCTTAAAAAAGGGCCGCCTTTGTGCAAGCAGCGGTTTTGATCTGTTTATAAACCACTCGCTGGAGGTTATCGCCAGCGCTGATCTGGTCATTATTCCCAGCTGGCATGATCTCGATAAAGCCCCCTCTGCAGAACTAATCCACTGTTTAAAAGAAGCCTACCAGCAAGGTGCAACAGTGGTGGGTCTTTGCTTAGGCGCTTATCTTTTGGCCGCAACCGGGTTGCTTGATGGCCAGAGCGCCACAACCCACTGGGCTTATGCAGAAAATTTTGCGGCCCGATTCCCTGCCATTCGGGTCGATTCAGAGCCGCTCTATATTGAAAATGAACGTCTCATAACCTCAGCAGGAACAGCGGCAGCAATCGACTGCTGCCTGCATATTGTCAGGAAAAAACTGGGCAGTATGGAGGCAAATCAGGTAGCCAGAAGACTGGTAACGGCGCCCTATCGTCATGGGGGTCAGAAACAGTATATTAGGCTGCCGCTACCCGAGCGCCCGGCTAATAAAAGAATTGCCCAGATGATGGACTGGATTTTAAGCGATTTAAAGCAGGCTCATAGCATTGATAATATCGCACAACATTGTTTAATGAGCCGACGTAGCTTTACCCGTTGTATAGAGTCATTAAGAATGAAAAAGAATAGAGGGTATGGAATTTGGTGAAATTTTACGGAATCATACGGATGTGGCTGTGGTTTTTGGTTTGATTTTGTAGGATGTTATTGTGTGCTGATTTGGGCTGTAATGCTAGTTGTAGCGAGGGGTTGTTGCTTGTTTGTGGTTTGTGTTCCCTGTTTACTTTATGCCGTCCTGGTGCTGTTTTGAATCTTCTTTGTTATATGGGTTTTGAGTTAGATCTTAAATTTCTTAAAATGAGATCTTTTGATCCTATTTTGTGAAAACGCCACTTAAAATGAAAAGCGGCGTTTTTCTTATAAACAAGTTTAACAAACGTTTAAAAGTAGTTTTTAAACGTCTTTTGCAATATGAACGACTCTGCCAATTACATCAAAATTCCCCATCTCTTCTTTTTTTATTTCCATGGGTGGATAAATACTGTTATCACTAATTAAAAGGTAACTTCCTAATGGTGTTACTTGTATTCTCTTCACCCACAACTGATCTTCTAGCCTTAGCACGTAGATATTGCCATCAGTTGGCCGTTTTTCTGTTGTATGTATTATTAAAGTGTCATTGTCACCAATCAATGGGTCCATTGAGTCACCTTTCGCCCACAGTGCAATCAAATCTTGTTGCTTGAAGCCCTTGTATTGCAACCAGCCTTTACGAAATGCTAAATATCGACTTGGTACTTGTGCATCACTTCCGACAGAGCCATTCCCCGCAGAAACTTGCACACTATAACCAGGTATTAACGCAAAATCTTTTTCAATCAATCTGTTAGATGTTATTTCAGTTAGTGCTTGATCTACAATATCTTCATTAAACTCTTTAGAGGCGAAATAGAACGCAGTTGATAAAACTTCCCTAATTTCAGGGCTTAAGAAGTCAAATGAAGCTTTTGCTTTTAAATATTGCTGCCTCGGTTTTGCCGTAGCTTCCAGGCATTCATCATCTAATTCAGCTAATGCAGCTTCATCATTAAGCATCATTGCAATAGCTCTTTCATTAGAAATGCCATTAACTTCATCAGGTTCCATTACAAGTCCCTTCCCTCTCATCAACCAGTTAGGATTAACTCCAGTTGCATCACAGATCTGTAACAGTTTTAAAACTGACGGTTCTCCACCGTTCAAATAACGTTTTAATCCACTGACAGATAGGCCTGTTAATTTAGCAAAAGCATTAGGGTTACCAACACTATCCACTAATATTTTTAAACGCCCCTGTAAAGAATCATCTCTTCCGAGTTCACCTATTAAACTAGGAAGAACCTTTCCGAGTTTGTTTTTATCTGTCATCGCAATTAACCTTTTGATAAGTAAAGGAAATAAAAAATAACTTCAAAAACCGCCTAAAATAAACTCGGAAAGGTTGAATAAAAACTCTTCCGAGTTTATTATAGACCTTAAGAGGTTTCTTTAAGCCTTTGTTGTTAGTGTTAGAAGTTAAAGTAACGATTATAGAGGGGTTGTCATGTTACATCAAAAAAATAATCACGATTGGCATCGCGCTGATATTGGTGCAGCACTAAAAAAGAAAGGTACGACATTAGCTGCTTTAGCTCGTGGAAATGGTTATGCATCTAATTCACTGCAGAATTCTTTATCGAGAAAATGGCCGAAAGGGGATCTTATTATCGCCAATGCGATTGGCGTTAGTTTGTCGGAAATTTGGCCTAGTCGTTATAGCGATTCAGGAGAGTAGCCATGGAGTGGTTTTCAGGGGAAGAATTAGTATCACAAATTGGATTGCCTAACAGCGCCCGGGGCATCCGCAATAAAGCAAACAATGAGCAATGGCAATCACGTCCCCGCGCCGGGAAAGGTGGCGGCAGGGAGTATCACATTAGCTCTTTACCACAAGCTACACGGGTGCATCTACTGCTTGAGCATTCAAAAATTGAGGCGGAAGGCATTATTTACGATCTGCCAGAAAAATGTAACACGGTAAATAGCGAGTTAACGTATTGCCCCGAGATGCTTGATGCGCGTCTGAAAATAGCAACCAAGAAACAGCGCGCAAGAGCAGAGCGGCGCTTTAAAGTCGCGTGTGCCGTTGCTGATTTACGTGCTCAAAAAACGCCTATAAAAATGTGTATCAAAATGGCCTCTGTAAAGTTTTCAGTTAGCTACACCTTTGCAAGTCGCGCTTATTACGCATCTAAAGGCTACGAACGTGCTCACTGGGTAGCGGTGCTTTTAGACAAATACAATAAAAGAAATGAAAAGTTAGATGCTGATTTTACAGAGGAAGCTTGGGAATTTATTCAAACAGATTACCTACGCAAAGAGCAACCCGCATTAACTACCTGCATCTACCGCGCAAGGGAAGCCGGTGAAAGTAAAGGCTGGGTTATTCCAGCAGAAACAACCATTCGCCGCCGCATAAATGCATTGCCAAAAGAGCACGTCGTTTACAAACGTGAAGGTGAACATGCCTTAATGAGCCTTTATCCTGCGCAGCAACGTACTGTTTTAGATATGCACGCAATGGAGCATATCAATGGCGATGGTTATCAGCACAACGTGTTTGTGCGTTGGCATAACGACGAAATATTGCGTCCTAAAACATGGTTTTGGCAGGATATTTACAGCCGTAAAATCATCGGTTACTACACAGATGTTTCAGAAAACACAGATTCTATTCGCCTGGCCTTAATGAGTGTGATTGAAAAATACGGCATTCCTAAAGAAGTCACCATAGATAACACGCGCGCAGCGGCCAATAAAAAAATGACGGGCGGTGTTAAAAACCGTTACCGCTTTAAAGTCAAAGAAGATGAGGCAAAAGGGATCATCCCCTTACTGGGCATTAAATTACATTGGACCAGTATCAACTACGGCAAAGGCCACGGCCAGGCTAAGCCAATTGAACGCGCGTTTGGTGTCGGTGGCTTAGAAGAACTGATCGACAAACACCCATTAAATGCAGGCGCTTATACAGGTGCAAACCCAATGGCAAAGCCGGACAACTACGGCTCTAAAGCGATTGACGTTGCTGATTTCTTAAAAACGGTTGAAGCGGGTGTAAATCAATATAACGCGCGTCTTAAACGCCAAACTGAAGTTTGCCAGGGCGTGCATAGTTTTGATCAGGTGTTTGCAAGAAGTTATGAACATGCACGCATCATCAAAGCGACAAAAGAGCAATTACGCTTACTGCTGCTTACCACTGAAAGCGTCACCTTACAAAAAGATGGCACCTTTACTCTGCAAAGTGGCGGAACAATTGCCAATCGCAAAAACCGTTACAGTAATTTAGAGCTGATTGGTGCAATGGTGAAGAAATTAGAGATACGCTTTGACCCCCGCGACTTACATAAAGAGGTCTTTTGTTATCACCCTGACGGCCGTTTCTTATGTGTTGCAGAGTGTATGGAAAAATCTGGTTTTGCAGATACCAGTGCCGCCCGTGAGCAGCAACGTCACCGCGCGCAGTTCGTCAAAGCCACTAAAAAAGCAGCTAATGCACAGCATCAAATGGATATCGCAGAAGTTGCTGCACAAATGCCAATCATTGAACCACCCCTACCACCAGAAACCAAAATTGTAGAGATCTTCCAACAAGTGGGTAACACCCTACGTAAACAGCAAGTTGAAGTAGATGAACGAGAAGATGCATTTTGCAGAGCGATGGACTTGATCCAGCTGGACGACGACATATAAAAAAAGCCTGTTATACCGCACGTATAAACAGGCTCCAAACAACGATTAATCATTATTTACAGAGGTAATTATGACAGAAGAAAATGTAATTTCAATCACCAGTAACGCAGATACCGTCCGCATTGCGATCAACAACCTGGTTGCATCATCTAGCTACACACAAGCGCAGATAGCGCGTGAAACCAGTATCGGAAAAACACGGTTATCACAGTTTTTATCAAACAGTTACAAAGGCGATAACGCGCCGATTATCAGCACACTGCATCAGTGGCTGGATATGCACAGCAACAAACAGAACAGCATGCCTGTTGCGCCTGACTTTGTGCAAACCACAACAGCAAAGCAGGTGATCTCAACCTTACGTTACGCACAGGCCAGCCGTGGGGACGGTATGTCTGTAGTAATGGGCGCACCGGGCGTGGGAAAAAGTGCAGCGGCTAAACATTACGCAGACAAAATGCCCAACTGTTGGCTGATTATCGCCTCGCCTTCTATTGCCGGGTTAGTGGGTTTTTTCTATGAACTAGCGATGGAATTAGGCATTGAAAACCCGCCACGTCGTAAAGATTCACTTTGCCATGCTATCCGCCATCGCTTGGAAGGCACAAACGGATTGATAGTGATTGATGAAGCGGATCACCTGCAGCTGGAAGTGATTGAAGAGTTACGCGTGATGCAGCAAAAAGTAGGTGTTGGTTTAGCGCTGGTTGGTAACCCAACCGTTTACGGGAAGATGGTCGGCGATAGTCGCAAAGTAGATCTGTCCCGTCTTGAGTCACGTATAGCTAAAAAGCTCTCTATTCCCAAAGTGAAAAAAAGTGACATTTCAGCCATTGCGTCAGCATGGGGCTTAATCAGTGACAGCGAGATGAAGCTTATTCACAGCATTGCCGACAAGCGCGGACAGTTGCGCAAACTCAGCCACACCCTGCGCCTCGCATCAATGATTGCACAGGGCAGCAACGAACGCTTAGGCGAAAGCCATATCCGCGATGCCTTTAACGATCTGAAACAAGAGGGATTTGACCATGTTTAATTTAATTGACGGACTTCACGCAAGCATGATGAGAACAGCTAAAGATTTAGCAAGCCGTGGTGAGCCACATCTCATCAAAGGTGGTTTTGAGATCGCTTATCGTCCAGATAATCAAATGTATTCTGGCGTGGTTTATAGCGAGACATTTGAAGATTGGATTGATGATGACACCACTCACAGTGATTTAGAAATTCAATTTGATTGTGACAAAAAAAGCTGGAAAAAAGCTTATCGGATTTTACGCCTGAACTTTGGCAAACAGATGAATGAAATTGAGAAAGATTTAACGCGCATAAGAAATAGAAGCTCACTACAACGTTTAATTTCTATACGTAGTGCAGTTGCTCGAATGGAATTGTTAGCAGTATGCAAACGTCAAGAGGAGTTAGAACAGACGTTGCAATACCTCGATGAGTATTCATTCCTGCTCGAAGGAGAAGCCCATGTTTAAACATCAACTTCGCAAAATACGCGGTGAGTTTGTTGTTACAACTAACCACGATGCATATCTGTTTAATGAAGGGTTGCACTGTGAAATAGCAGTATCAACCGAGGCCGAATTTGACCTTGATGTTGATTTAGATGCGGACTTTAACGTCTGTGAAAAACTGGTGATCACCTTTCGGCCTAGCCGAGCAGGCTGGAAAAAAGCTTATCGTCGCTTGCGCCAGGAATTTAAAGGTCGCATCACCTGCTTTGATAACCAAGCGCAACCAACATTACTAACACGCTTACGCCACAAAAAGATGGTTGAGCGGTTTCACGCACTTAACCAAGGAGCAACACCATGTGCTTAACAACCAAAAAATTCACGCAAGCAGGTTTCTCAGTTGCAGCCGTACATAACAGCCACCTCAAGCCATTAGTTGAAGTGAACGACATACCAGAAAAACACATACTCAAGCAGCATCATGTTGTCACAGAGGTCGTGAACGGTGTGCGCCGTGAGTTAAAAGTCGGCTATTGGCTCGGGTGCCATGTAGCCATTGTTCAAAAACAACCAATTCAACAAAGGGAAATAGCATGAAAGACGAAAAAGAAAACGCCGTACCGCAGGGGTATCGCCGCAATGCAAAAGGCCATTTAGTGCCGATTAGCGAAATTAAAGCGATTGATCTGCTTCGTGATGAATTGGTGCTGAAAATTGCCGAAAAAGCACAGGCATTACAAGTGCTTATTTCAGAAAACAAAGCATGGGCGATGCAGGAAATTAGCGCCTTTGTTGAGCTGTCTGCCAGTGAATATGGCAAAACATTGGGTGGTAAGAAAGGCAACGTCACCCTGCATGATTTTGAAGGTAACTTTCGCATCTTACGCAGTCGCTCTGATGTGCGTCATTTTGATGAACGTATTCAAGTAGCCAAAGAGCTGATTGACGATTGCATTCATGCTTGGTCTAGCGGTGCCAATCCGCACATTATTGCCTTAGTCGATCACGCCTTTCGCGTAGATAAACAAGGCAATATCGACGTTAACCAAGTGCTTGCTCTCGGGCAGTTAGATATTCAAGACAGTGACTGGCAGGAGGCCATGAAAGCCGCACGTGACGCGATTCAGGTGACCGGCAGCGTGCCGTATCTGCGTATTTACCGTCGTAATAAACATGAAGAATACATGCCGATTGTTTTGGAGTTTTCCAAACTTTAACCAAGCGAAACACGGCCTTTTTAAAAGGGACTGGCCGTGTCTGCCCAGCGTTGTGGCTGGGTACTGATGAGCAGCATCGAGGAGCATAAAATAATGGTAATGAAAAATATTGAACAGTTAACGCGACAAATCGCAGAAGCCATGCGTCAAAGCAAACGCTTTTATCGCCGGGATGGATTAGCGACAGCAATGGGGCTACGCCCGCAACAGGTGCAAGACGTTTTTGTAGAACTGCAAGAAAACCCAATTTACACCCTAAAAATCCGCCAACGTCCGTTTAGCATTCAAGTCACGGCGATTAACGACGACTTAACCGTTATCCCGTTTGATGCAGAGCATCACACCGCCCAGCGCGAACAGATGACAAACGCACTTTGGAATTTAGCGCTTTTTTCAGCGCCCGTAGCTCACGCATAAGGAGAACAGCAATGGCTTATCCAATATCAATTAGCACCTTAAAAGCAAAAATCCATATTGCCAAAAATCAGCTCGGGCTGGATGAAGATATTTACCGTGCGATCTTAAAAGAAGCGACAGGCAAAACCAGCTGCAAAGAGATGAACTTTGCAGATCTAATGATGGTAATGCATGCCATGGAACAGCGCGGCTTTAAAGCGAAAGCGCCAGTCAATGAAAGCGGCAAACGCTTTTCAAAACCAAGTGGTGGCACCGTCTACACCCGCACCGGGCAAGATAAAATCGTCGCAATCTGGATAACCATGCAGCGCCACTGTTTTATTACCGACGGCAGCGAAACCGCCCTGGACAAATTCATCAACAATCAAACCAAACAGATGGGCATGTTTGCCGTGACCAGCCTGCGTTTTTTAAGCCCGCAACAGGCCAGCAAAGTGATTGAAGTGCTAAAAAAATGGCATATCCGTGTAATGACCAAAGAGCTCAAACAACAAGGCATTTGCACTGGTCCGAATAACGGCGTGATGCCCTATTTAGACTTGGTGAACTTCTTTGATTCTGTTGTGCCAGCGCAAGACAGTAAGCGTGAAATCGACGTAGCACGGTTTGCCGAGGCGCAGCAATGAAGTTAGGTCGTTGCCCAATCTGCCGCACTCACCTGCATCTTGACGCGCTGATTAGCGATGATGCAGGTCGCAGCCTGCTGGCGCAGCTTAGCCAATTAGATAAGCGCCTCGGCATGGCCGTGGTCAGTTATATCAGTCTGTTTCGTCCTGAAAAAACAGACTTAAACAATGCCCGTGCAGCAAAGCTAATCACAGAAACAGTGGAACTACATAAAAACCCTGCCTGCTTAGCCAAAGCCCTTGGCGAAACCGTGCAGGCACTGCATGCAAAGCGCCAGCAGCAACTAGGATACGGGCAGACACCTAAACCATTGGCCAATCATAACTACCTTAAACAAGTATTAAACAGCATTTCAGGGGAGTTTACCGCCAGTTCAACGCCCGTTAAAACTGGATCAACTATTGAAATACGCGAGTTTGGTGGTGCAGTTACCGACAGCGAAAACGATGCTAAACGCCAAGCCTTGTTTGACAAATTCAACGCGAATAAAAAAGGGAAAAGCCATGCATAAAGAGGAACGACAACTTGAGCTGATAGAAGAAGTTGATCTTAACGACATCAACAAACAGCTTGATGCACTCTCCGACAATGATCATCAATGGTCAGTGCTGCGCTGGCCTGAACGTCTGCAAACATTATATCAAGTGGTGTTAAAAGAATTACAAACACTGACGTTTGATGACAAAAGCAAACACCGCCTTGCAGTGAAAATAATCACCGCACAGGCGCACTATTTAGGAGGGCGAGAGTTATATCTTCCGACCAATAAAACCTTAAAAGAGGCACTGCGCGATTTAGATATATTCAATCGCTGGGCTGGTAATAACATCGAACAGCTGGCAGTAGAATATGAACTAACCACGCGCTCTGTTTACGATATTTACGCGAAACAACGCAAGATTCAACAAAACCGCAGACAAAAGAGTTTGTTTTAACTAAAAGGAACCGTTATGACACGAGATGAATTTGACAATACAACGTTTAATGCCGGCATGACGTGCATTTATAAAAGCAAAACCAGAGATATCGTATCAGTTGATTTTGATGAACAGTTAATTGGGCTAAGAATTGACCATGATGATGAAGAGCGGCAATGGGTAAGATGTGAAAACATTAAATTGATAGAGTAACTTCCACCCTCCCTTGCCCCACACACCGCCCCTTCATTGGGGCTTTTTGCTGCAAGCACCACGCAAAATGAAAAGTTTCATTGCAAGATATTGACAATGCGCCGCATTCAGGGCTATCTTAAAAAGGTAATTGCATTCTTTGTTTATAAGAAGCAGTTATCAGGATTGGTCTCCTGCAAGAGTAACGGTGCATAGTCACCAGCGTTTGCTGGTTTTTTTATGCTCAATGCACAGCTACACCCATTTTATGGTGGGCTGGGCGAGGCGATCGCAAGATCGGCCGTTTCCGTTAGCGGTAAGACCAACCTTGTTCAGTTCACCACCAATGATTGGTCTCAAAGGTGGTGATTTATAAAATCATTTAACGGAGGCTCTTATGTCAATAACAACCCAATTCACCGAATTTAACGGTCACCCCCTCGAAATTATCCAACATCAAGATCAAGTCTGGTTCAATAAAGAGCAGATCGGAGAAGCATTAGGTTATGCGGACCCGCGCAAATCAATCAATAAAATTTATCAACGCAATAAAGATGAACTTGATGAATATTCAGCCGAGGTCAAACAGTCTTCAGGTGGGGTCAAACTGTCCCCACCTGGTGGAGAACAAACAACCCGTATCTTCAATGAAGAAGGAGTCATGTTACTCACTATGCTCAGCCGCCAGCCCAAAGCCGCCGAGTTTCGCCGCTGGGCAGTGAAAGTATTAAAAGCTTACCGCCATAGTGAACCCGTTGCGCCTGTTATCGATGACAGCCTAATGGTGATCAGCAAAGACGCCATGATAGCCCAGCAATCCACCATCATCGAAATACAACACCTACTGCTGAAAATGCAGCAGGAAAAACTGCAACCGCCCGTTAAACCCCAACGCGCCAAGAACACCCCAGTGACCCGTGAAGAGATAATCCTATTTCACAAATTAAAAGCGCAAGGATTAAGTCATAAGGCGATCGCCAACATCACCAAACGTTCAACGGGCACCATCAGCTTTTCCCTACGTGGCGCAAAAGGCGGTGCAGCATGAGTATTCCACAAAACCAAGATACCCTACGCGCTGATCATATTATTCTGCAAGAGCGTGTTCATCTCGTCTGTTCGCAGTTAGAATTTTTAATCTCGCTGGCCTGTGAACTGGAAAACCTGCACCACGTCAAAGGGGATGAGTTCGCCAGTATGCTGGAAGGATTGCACCAGCAGCTTAAAAGCGTGAACTGATAGGATATGAAAAAGGGGCTAAAAAGCCCCTTTTTTTAATAAATGCAATGTTAATAATTACCTGAACTTACCACGCAACCTGCAGTAGCAAACTCATTTTCAAACTTATAATAAAAACCATCATCAAACCATGAATAAGTATACTCAGCTTTCGTACTGTTAATAAAGGTGTCAACACTCTCAGCAACCCCACCAAAGTTATCTAAAATCCCTTGCGCCTCTTCTTTGCACTCACCAGAAGGAATAAAACTCGAGTCTGTGAATGTCGCAAACCGAGATATAACACAGCCTTTATACGGTCCACCCCAAGTGAAATAAACTCTATAACTTTCATTTTTAGCTGGAGCACCAACCTGCCATCTGTAATTATCATGGTGTATATCACCATTTAGGGATTTTTCAACCGTGTAATTATTACCCATACTCTTAATTTCAGCGCTTATTTCAGTCGAGCAGGTTGTAACAGTGATAGGTTTTACAGGAGTTGGTGTTGGTGTTGTTGGTGTTGTTGGTGTTGTTGGTGTTGTTGGTATTGTTTCACCAGGTCTGTGTAATGCTTTTGGGTTACAGCCAAATAACGCTACAATTGAAGCGGCTATCACCATGGTTTTATAATTCATCTAAAAACTCTCTATAATTTGTAAAGTAGATGTTATTTTAAAGCAAAAAATAAAATCATAAATCCCAAATAGTAAATAATGTTTCTTTTGTGAAGCTAGAACCTTAATTAATCCCGAAGCCCTTCAAATCCAATAAAAACCTCAACTTGGCATACTCGAACCATTACTTAAATGTACTGAAACAGTTCGAGGCAAAATATGAACATCACAGAACACTTTTCACAATCAGAGTTTCAATGTAAGTGTTGTGGAGAGCATAAAATCAATGCTGGATTGATTGTTATTCTTGAAGAACTACGCAGCCACTTCAACGCACCTATCAAAATCAGCAGCGCTTATCGTTGTGAAAAGCACAATAAAGCCGTTGGTGGCGCTTCGAACAGCCAACACGTAAAAGGCAATGCCGTAGATATTGTCGTGAGCGGCATTCCCCCGCGCCATGTTTATGCTCACTTAGAAAAAACCCCGTATGCCAATCTTTTAGGGTTGGGCTCTTATGCTACTTTCACACATGTTGATTTACGTGGTACGAAAGCCCGTTGGGGGAAAGTTAATGTGGGATAACATCAAAAATATTATCGGCAGTAGCGCACCATTAATCGGCACCTTAATCGGTGGTCCTGCAGGTGCTGCCGTTGGGGGCATGGTTGCCTCTGCACTGGGTTGTGATAATACGCCTGAAGCGATAGAGCAATCGCTTAAAAGCAACCCTGATGCCTTAATCATCCTTAAAAAATTAGAGTTTGATAATCAAATTCAGTTGAAAAATCTCGCCTTTAAACATGCAGAGCTTGAAAGCGATGAGCGAAAACATGCACTGCAACAGCAACATGTCACCATGCAAGCGGAACTCGCCAGTAACGATGGCTTTGTCAGGCGGTGGCGTCCGACTTTTGGTTATACTGTTTGTTTCTCTTGGGCGGTACTCTTTTTAGGCTTATTTATTTCAATGGTTTTTTACCCAGAAAAGGCCGCTGATGTTGTGAATGCTGTGGTAGCGCTCACCCCTCTATTTGGTTTCGCGCTCAGCATTTTGGGTATCAGCATTCATAAGCGTTCACTGGATAAACAAGTTGCCGCAGGTATTCAACCAGTCGGTATTTTACAAGGGCTAAAACAGGCCATTGTAAAAACTGGCACACAGGGAGATATAAGCAAATGACCGACATCATCGATCAGGCCAATCAGCAAAATGAAGTGTGGTTAGCCAGCCACTTGGCAACGCAACGTGCGCATAAAAGTGCAGCGGTGAAAATCATCAAAAATCAGCATGTGTGCATTGATTGTGATAACCCCATCAACCCTGAACGCGTTGAAAAAATGCCCGACGCGCCGCGCTGCATAGACTGCCAAACAGACTTTGAACACAAGGAGAAGCACTTTGCTTGAGTTTATAGGGAAATACTGGGCTCCCATCTACGCGCTTATATCCACGCTTTTTTGTGCTGTGGTTTGGGCAATGGGGAAGAAATACGCCACCCAAGAGCATGTAGATAAATTGGAGCGGCGCGTTGCTAAGGCTGAAGGCGATATTGATAAATTGCCCACGGATGAGGAGATACACCAGTTAGAGATGAAGATAGTTAAAATCGGCGCAAAAATGGACGGCTTATCTGGGCAGTTATCAAAATTTGAATACATGGTAAAGCTGCTGCTAGAGAACGAGCTGCAGCAAGGAGATAAAAAATAATGAGCATGAAAATCCTTATACAGGCGCACCAGCGCTTAGTGATTTTACGCTGTTTAAGTGAAGTGCCTGGCTATGACCTTAACGAGTCTATTCTCCAAGATAGCCTTGATTTATACGGGCTTGATATTAGCCGGGATGCACTGCGTACACAGCTTGCGTGGTTAGAAGAGCAAGACTGTATCAGCCTTAAAGATTTATCAGGCACGCAGATTGCTACCCTCAGCAATCGAGGCATAGATGCCGTCAATGGCCGAGCAACTATCCCCGGCATTAAACGCCCTCGTCCGGGAGAGTAATGATGACGGATAAAGCCACACGCGGTAAACGCAGCAAAATAGACTTGCTGCCTGATGACGTAAAAAAACTGCTCGACAGCCTGCTGCGTGATGGCAAAAACACCCAAGTCGAAGTGCTGGACGCGGTGAACGACTATATCGAATCGCAAGGCTATTCCGAAGAGATAAAACCCAGCAAGTCGGGCATTAACCGCTATTCCTCTAAAATGGAAAAAGTGGGTAAAAACCTGCGCGAAATGCGCGAAATATCACAGGTATGGGTGGCGGAACTGGGCGACAAACCCACAGGTGAAGTGACTAAGCTGGTTTTAGAGATGGGCCGTTCGCAGCTCTTTAAAGCGATGATGAATGCCGATGATACACAAGCGGTGGATGTCGGCATGATTAAAGATGTGATGCTCGCCTGCCAGCGTTTAGAGCAGACCGCCATGCTTTCCCATAAACGTGAAAAGGAGATCCGTAAAGCCTTTGCCGAAGAGATCGCGAGCGTTGCAGACAAGGCCGCCAAATCGGCAGGGTTATCCAGCGCCGCCGTTAAGCAATTAAAAGCTGAAATTTTAGGGATTGCCTGATGAACACCGCACTGTTTGATCCCAATGAAGTCTTGCTGCCTTATCAAAAAGCGTGGATAGCCGATACCTCACCCCTTAAAATTGCCGAAAAAAGCCGCCGAACCGGTTTAACCTGGGCGGAAGCCTGTGACGCAGCACTAACAACCTCCACCAACAAAGCCGATGGCGGTTGTCACCATTTTTATGTCGGCTCAACCAAAGAGATGGCGCGCGAGTTTATTGATGCCGTTGCCATGTGGGCAAAAATATTCAGTAAAGCCGCTGGTGAGATTCAAGAAGAGGTATTTAGAGACGAAGATGGTGACAAGGATATTTTATCTTTTGTTGTTTACTTTGGATCTGGCTTTAAAGTCCAAGCGCTATCAAGCAACCCCTCCAACCTGCGCGGTATGCAGGGTAACGTCACCATAGATGAAGCTGCGCATCATGACAGATTAGCGGAAGTCTTAAAGGCTGCATTAGCCCTCACTATGTGGGGCAGTAAAATCCGTGTAATCAGCACTCACAACGGCGTTGATCATCTTTTCAACCAGCTGATTCAAGACTCAAGAGCCGGTAAAAAAGATTACAGCGTACACACCATCACCCTCGATGATGCCTGTAACGATGGCCTGTATAAACGTATCTGTCAGATAACCAAAAAGCCCTGGTCGCAACAAGCACAAGACGATTGGATTGCCGGCTTATTAAAAGCCACCGCCAGTAAAGACGATGCATTGGAAGAGTATTACTGCGTGCCTAAATCCGGCGGGGGTGCTTATCTGCTGCGCAGCCACATTGAACAGGCAATGAACGGTAATTACCCCATTGTTAAATATGAAGCCTGTGAGGCATTCATTAGCTGGAGCCAGCCGCGCAGAGAACTGGAAGTGGGCAGCTGGTGTGATGAGGTGCTGCAACCGCTACTTGCGGCGCTTAATCCGGATCATAACCATGCCTTAGGTGAAGATTTTGCGCGCAAAGGCGATTTAACCGTTTTTATTCCATTAGAAACCAAAAAAGATTTAAGCAAGTGCGTACCGTTTCAGGTGGAGCTGCGCAACCTCACCTATGACCAGCAGAAACAAGTGCTTTTCTACATGCTTGAACGCATGCCGCGCTTAGTAGGCATGGCCTTTGATGCCACGGGTAACGGCGGTTATTTAGCCGAGCAGGCCGCTCTTAAATACGGCACCGAAATGGTGGATTGCGTGATGCTCAATGAAAAATGGTATCGCGAATGGATGCCCAAACTCAAAGCAGAATTTGAAGACGCTAATATCCAACTGCCCAAACATCAGGACAACCTCGACGATCTGCGCTGTATCAAAGTGATCAACGGCGTACCGAAAATTGAGAAAGGTAAAAGCAAAGGGGAAGACGGCAAACAGCGCCACGGTGATATGGCCGTTGCCTTAGCCATGGCCGTGCGCGCCAGCTGGATGGAAGGCTCGGCGATTGAGTTTACCGAAATTCCCCACAATGACCGTTTTGCAGAAGGCAATGAAGATGACGATGATGCGGGTTTATATCAAGCCAAGTGCTGGTAAAAGGAAAAATGATGATTGTAGATATTAACGGTAACCCTATCAGCTCGACCTCCGAGCTTGAAAATCAGCAAAGCGAGGAAGCGCAGCTGGCCCATCTGCGCCAGCATATTGATGAACACCCTACATCAGGGTTAACGCCTGCACGGCTGGCAGCTATCTTAAAAGAAGCGGAATCCGGTCATCTAATCAGCCAGATGGAACTCGCCGAAGATATTTTAGAGAAAGATGCCCATGTTTTTTGTGAAATAGATAAACGTCGTAAAGCACTGCTCAGCGTCGAGTGGGATATCACGCCGCCGCGCGACGCCACTGCGCAGGAGATAGCAGATGCGCAGCTCATAAAAGAGATCTTAGATGATTCCATGTTGATAGACGATGCCATTCTAAATATGGCGGACGGCATTTTTAAAGCATTTTCATGTCTGGAAATTCAATGGGGCTTTGAGGGTAAGCTGCATGTTATTGACGGCCTGCACTTTCGCCCGCAAACATGGTTTCAGTTACACCCCGAAAACCGTGATGAGTTGCGCCTGCGTGATAACAGCTATCACGGCGCGCCGTTGCAGCCGTTCGGCTGGGTAAAGCATGAGCATAAAGCCAAATCCGGTTACTTAGGCCGCGCCGCGCTGGTGCGTCAAATCGCTTGGCCGTTCCTGTTTAAGAACTTATCAGTGCGCGACTTAGCCGAGTTTTTAGAAATTTATGGTTTGCCGCTGCGCCTGGGTAAATACCCAAGCGGTGCCAGTGATGGCGAGAAAGCTACCTTGCTACGTGCGGTAATGAGCATTGGCCACAATGCGGGCGGCATCATTCCCCGTGGCATGGAGCTTGATTTTCACAGTGCAGCACAAGGCGGCGCAGAGCCTTTCGAGGCGATGATTTCATGGTGTGAAAAGTCACAATCTAAAGCGATTGTGGGCGGCACACTGACCAGTCAGGCAGACGGTAAAAGCTCTACCAACGCCCTGGGTAATGTACATAACGAAGTGCGCATGGAGATACGCAACAGCGATCTTAAACAGATAGCCGCCACCATCACCCGCGATATTATCTATCCGTTGTATGTGCTCAATGGCCGCAGTTATCAGACACCGCGCCGCCTGCCACGTTTTGAGTTTAACATTGTCGAGCCGGAAGATATCAAACTGATGGCCGACAGCTTGCCAGCATTGGTGGGGCTGGGCATGCAAGTTCCTATTGCGTGGGCCCACGATAAACTGCAGATTCCACTGGCGGGCAAAGGCGAAGCCGTATTAGGGGCAATAACAGTCGCCAAAGTTGAAACAAAACCTCAGCCTGAAAAAGTTGAATTAACCGCGTTATCGGCAGATTTTAAAAGCACTATCAGCAAAATAACCGCGCTCAAACAGCAGGATGAAACAGATCAGGCAGAGCAACTCGCGGCACAGCTCCGCATCAACATGGGCGAGAGCCTTAGCAGCATGACCGACAGTATTAAAGCGCTGGTTGATAAAGCGACAAGCCTTGAAGAGCTGCAAACCTTATTAGCAGATCATCAAATATCGCTTGATGACGCCACAGAAATCATGGCGCAAGCCTTTGCCGCCAGCGAGCTGGCAGGCCGTTTAGATGTTGAGCAGGGTAACTAATGGCAGAGTCCGCCCGTTATGGCTCAGTGCCTTTTGAATTAGCGATTAGCTTTCTTAAACAGAAACTCAACCTGCCCAGTGAAAGCTGGACGGATGTTTGGGCGGATGCCCATAACAGCGCCTTTATGGTCGCGGGCGCAATGGAAGATGACTTGCTTAATGACTTTCGCAAAGCGGTAGATATCGCCATTAGTGAGGGCAAAAGCATCGGCTGGTTTAAAAAAGAGTTCAATAACATCGTCAGTCAGCACGGTTGGGATTTTAACGGTGGCAAAGACTGGCGGGCGCGCATTATCTATGACACCAACATCCGCCAAAGCTATAACGCCGGACGCTGGCAGCAGCTGCAGGAGTTTGACTACTGGGAATATCAGCACGGCGATAGCGTCAGCCCACGGCCCATGCACCTCTCCTGGCACGGCTTAACCCTGCATAAAGACTCCCCCTTTTGGCTGACCCATTTCCCCAGTAACGGTTGGGGCTGTAAGTGTAAAGTGCGCGGCCGTCGCAAAGGGACAGACCAGCCAGCGCCCGATATCGAGTACCGTGAGTTTGTTGATAAAAACAGCGGTGAAGTGCATAAAGTGCCTAAAGGAATAGATCCCGGTTTTGAATATGCACCGCATAGCAGCGCGCAGCAAAAGCAGCAAAAAGCCAGACAGGAAAAGTCAGCGCAGCCTTATCAACCACCAGAGCGGTTGGTGCCGACGGCATTTAGCAGCGTTAAAAATGCCAATGTACACACGTTAAATGACAAATTAACCGAGTTTAAAACAGCAGCACCACAGCTTAAGTTATTAAGTGAATTCATAAGCAAACATGATATTAAGACGCTATTTGTTAAAACGTCAGAGATGAAGCCGAGAAGTAAAGCAGCTAGACGTATCAGCAGTGACGTGGTGGCATACCTGCCAGATGGTCTAAGAAAGTATGGGTATAATAACTATTGCCATGAAGACTCCCCTAACGGTTGGACCGCCAGTTCGCTTGACCATATTACGGTTAAGTTAACAAGTAGCGCTAATTTCAAAAAGGTTGATATTAATGAACTTATCAATGCAGTAGAAGTTGCTACACTTGTTGGTAAGGATAATATTTCTTATACGTTATCTGCTATTGTTCGCCAATATGGGAAAAGTGGAGACAATGGCGGCGCCATCATTACCTGGTTACATGAAATGGGCCATCAAGTGCATTTCAAAGCTGGCGGCCCGTTACCTCCTGTAAATCGTGACATTAGCTTAACCCGTTACGGTAGCGATAAAGATGTGGAATGGTTTGCTGAGCACTTTGCAGCTTGGGTGCTAAACCGACAAGCATTAGCAGATTGGAATAATGAGATTGCAGTCTATTTTGATAATTTAATTGAAGAGGCATTAAAATGACCACGCTTGATGAAATGCTGGCAAAACTGCAAGCTGACCCCATTGATTACAGCGCCCCCTTGCCATTGGTTGATGAAGCGATGGCGGTTATCGATGACAGTTCACTGAGTGTCCTGCAAAAGCGCGCAAAAATTAACACACTAAAGGAACAGGCAACTGGTTATGAAGCTTCATGCTTTGGTGATGTTGGCTCTGCTTTTACGGCGACGCTAACAATGGATGAGATTGTATTGTTAAATGAGCCGCAAGACTAATGGCCGGTGCATTCCTCTCAGTTGATCTTGTCGGTCAAGAATCGCTCGCCAGTGCATTGCAGCAGTTAGCTGCCCGTACTAACAATTTAAAGCCGGCATTAAGTGAAGTGGGTGAATATCTGCTTGATATCCACGATCAGCGCTTTATCGACCAAACAACACCAGACGGTGACGCGTGGGCGGCGCTGCAACCGGAAACCGTTAAACGCAAAACTCGCAAAGACCGGATCCTGCGCGAGTCCGGCATATTAGCCGACACCCTCAGTTATCAGATAGGCGACCAGCAACTGCAGTTCGGTACAAATGAAGAATACGGCGCAACTCATCAGTTTGGCCGCGACAGTGCCAATATTGTTGCAAGGGAATGGTTAGGACTAAGCGCACAACAAGAAGCTTCAGTGTTAGATATTATTAGCTCTTACCTGCAATCTGCTTGAGTACCAGAATCGCCCCCTAAGCAACGTAAAGCGCAAAAACACACAATCACCGCAGTAAAAATAGTTAAACAAACCTGAGCGTTTTTAAACGGGTTTTAAACGCGGTTCTAACTGCGATTATCCGTGAACTTAGTAAAATTAGATTCACTCTGAAAATTCCCCCTGAAAACACCCACTTAAAGATCCCGAACCGCTTCAATCCCGCCAGCAGATGCAACCCACTATTATGGGAGCATGAAAACAAAAACACACACTCAACCCCTGGCTGTTTTATCAGCCGCAATAAATCAGCAATCAGTTTGCTCTGTTGCCGCGTTAAGCGCTGAACTTAGCAATCAGGATGGCTGGTATCAACTGCTGCCTGCCGGACATTTTTCGGCGGTCGATGGCCGCCCACATGATGTACCCAGTGGCAAATGGTTTATTGATGCCAATATTGTTGAAACACTCAAAGCCAACACACCGCATCAGTTAACCGATCTGGTTATTGATTACGAACATCAAACCCTGAACGCCAAAGAAAATGGCCTGCCTGCCCCTGCAGCCGGTTATTTTAACCTAGCAGAACTTGAGTGGCGTGACGGTGATGGCTTATATGTCAAACCGCGCTTTAACGACAAAGCCCAGTCTTTTATTGACGGCAAAGAGTATCGCTACCTTTCCTGTGTGTTTGGCTATGACAAGCAGACAGGCACCCCCCAATTTATACACAGTGCCGCACTCACCAATCGCCCTGGTATAGATGGCTTAACCCCGCTCGCGCAGCTTTGCGCGCAACTTCTTACAACACAACATTCCACAACACAACAGGAGAAACCGGCAATGAATCAATTGATCATTGATCTGTTGGCCAGACTGGGCATTGACCTGCCAGACGCTGCCAATGTTACCCCCGCAACTGCCACCGCCGCCTTAACAGCTATTGATAGTCTAAAAGCCAATGCGGATAAATCCGCCCAACTCACCACGCAACTAGCTGCACTGTCAGCAGGAGGCGCTGGCGAAGTTGATTTAAGCCAGTACGTGCCGATTGAAGCCTATCAGGCCAATGTCGATGCCCTTGCAAAATTAACTGCGGAAAGCGGTGTTGCACAGGTCGGCAACATGATTGCCAAGGCGCAGGCCGAAGGCAAAGTATTACCTGCAGAAGTGGCTTATTTAACCGCAATGGGCAAACAGCAAGGCGTTGCAGCATTAACCGCCGCCCTCGATAGTCGCGTTGCCATTGCAGCACTTAGCACAACCCAAACACAAGGCAAAGCCCCCGAGTCAAATGATGACGGGTTTGCACAACTTACTGCAGAAGATAAAACGGCCGCTGACCTGTTAGGTATCAGCTATGTTAATTTTGCAAAATCAAAAGGTGAAAAATAATGGCGTTAGTGACCCCCGCATTAATTGCAGCCCTG